AAAAATCGGCATTTTCACAAAACAAAGGAGCTTCAGGGTCTTCTGGATCCCTTTGAAGGGCTAGATGCCGAAAAAGCTAAAGAGGCTCTTGAAACCGTTTCGAATCTGGATACGAAAAAATTGGTAGATGCCGGCGAAATGGACACTCTGAAAAAACAGATGAATCAAATAGCTGAGGTCAAAGAATCAAAACTGCAAACGGAAATCGACGGACTTCAAGCCAAACTGGAAGAAAGCTACACGTCCAATCATACCTTACTGGTAACTTCCGAATTTGCAAAAAGCGAGTTCTTTTCCGGTGAAAAACCGAAAACAATTCTTCCCCCGGATATCGCTTCTGAACATTTTGGTAAAAATTTTAAAGTCGAAGGCACCGGTGCAGACGCCAAAATGGTCGGTTATCTCGATAACGAAAAAATACTTTCAAGAGAAAAGCCCGGTGAAATTGCTAATTTTGACGAAGCAATGGGCGTTATTCTCGACGCATATTCCATGAAAGACAGAATTCTGAACACCACTTCAGGTGGATCGGGTTCTATTGGCGGAACTGGTCACATACCAGATCTTCCGGAAAAAACAATCTCTAGTAACGATCAAAACGCAATTAACAGCAACTTAGAACAAATTGCTAAGGGCGAAATTACAGTCCAAATGGATTAACCCTCCCTTAGCTATTCAGGAGGTCACAACAAAATGGCTAATACGCTAACTACATTCATGCCTAAATTACTGGCACAGGGTCTCATGGCACTTCGAGAAAATGCTATCATGCCTAAACTCGTCAATTTGGACTATGGAACACTGGCGCAGGAAAAAGGCGCTGTAATTAACATTCCTATCCCTTCGGAAATCACAGCCGGCGATGTCACACCAGCAGCCGTACCGCCTGGTGCAACAGACATAGTTCCAACTGAGACAACTCTTACATTGGATCAGTGGAAAAAAGCCGACTTTCATATGAATGACCAAGATTTAAAGGAAATAATGGACGGCTCAATTCCGCTACAAGCAGCTGAGGCTATCAAGGCCATTGTCAATGTAGTTGATGCCGCCATCCTGGGAACATACATCAAGGTTTACGGATATGAAGGAACAGCTGGCACGACTCCGTTTGCTTCCGATGTAACCGCAGCTACTGCAGCCCGGAAACGACTTTTTAATCAACTGGCGCCTCCTGGTGACAGACGATTTGTCATGGACACGGATTGTGAAGCGAATGCTCTGGGGCTCCGTGCTTTTCAGGACATGAGTTTTTCTGGATCCAACCAAGGGCTTATTGAAGGTAATACCGGCCGGAAACTTGGATTTGATTGGGCAATGGATCAAAATATTCCGACCCATACAGCTGGAACAGCTTCCGGCGCAACTGCCGATGGTTCTACCTATGCAGTTGGCGTGAAAACCATCGTTATGGCCAATGCCGGAACTGGAACTATCGTAGAAGGTGATGTTATTACCTTTGCAGGTGATTCTCAGCCATACGCCATATCTACCGGAGATGCTAACGTTGCTTCCGGTGCCGGATCGATTGTTTTTGAACCTGGCCTGAAAGTGGAAATCTCAAGTGCAGTCGCGATCACAGTAAAAGAAGACCACGTAGTCAACCTGGCCTTCCACCGTGATGCTTTTGCGTTTGCAAGCCGTCCGTTGCTCGACACTCAGGGTCTTGGAAATGCAATCATGGCTGCAACAGATCCTGTAAGTGGCCTGTCTCTCAGATTGGAAGTTTCCAGGGAATACAAACGAACCAATTACTGCTTTGATATCCTGTATGGATGTGAATGCATCCGTCCAGCACTGGCAACTCGAGTAGCTGGTTAATTAACCTCGTGTTATGGGGGAGTTTTTCTTTGCTCCCCCTTAATATAAAAGCAAGGAGATTTTAACATGGATCCCAAAATGTATCCTACAGGATCACAAGCTATCCCCGACTCTGCTGTTGATACCTCGCCAACAGGAACAGATAAAATAGTATTGATACGAGGTAATAACCTGATGAAGGCTATTACACTCGCCAATTTATTTGCTTCTGCTCCAGACATGGGTGGAACAACTCCCGGTAAAGTTATTACAGACGGACTCTTCTTAGATCCCGTTACCGTAACAGACGATGGCGCTCTGGTAATTGCAGCTGACAAAAGCTTGTACCTTTTCAACAAAACAACTCCGAAAATTGAAGCGACCATTGCGGCACCTGTAGCAGGCCGGATTTTAATTTTCTCACAGATCGATGGTGGAACCGCCGGCCATACAATAACGCTCGCAGGTTCTGGAACATGGGATGGGACAAATGACGTGGCTACATTGAATTCTCAATTTGAAACTCTTGTAGTCCTTGGCATCTCTGCAACACGGTTTATGGAACTGATTAATCTCGGTTCAATCAGTTATTCCTAAACAAAAGGAGATTATAACATGGACCCAAAACTCTATCCCACAGCATCACAGGCTATCCCGGACAACGCAGTCGATACTTCGCCAACAGGAACAGACAAAATCCAGGTAATTCGTGGTAACAACCTGATGAAGGCTATCACGCTTGATAACCTGTTTGCTTCTTTTCCAGACGTCGGTGGAACGTCCCCGGGAAAAGTTATTGCTGATGCTTTAAATATAGCACCTGTCACCGTATCAACAGCTGGAGCTTTAACAATAGCTGCTGACAAAAGCGTTTATTTTCTTAATCATACAACTATCATTACAGCAACCGTTGCAGCTCCAGAAGTCGGAAAAATCCTGATTATTGAGCAAATTGACGGTGGAACAGCTGGTCACACGGTAACACTCACTGCTGGCACATGGAACGGATCACATACCATAGCTACCTTTGGTACGCAATTTATGACGCTTATGGTACTCGGCGTAACTGCAACACGGTTTATGATATTAAAGAATATTGGTACGGTTACATTTTCTTAATAACTAAAAAAGGAGAATAGTATGTACATAAATCCTAAAACCATGCAGATCAAAGGAAAGAATGGTCCGGTAACTATTAACGAATCTGATTTTAATCCGGATGTCCAAGAAAGGTATGTCGTTGTTATCGACGAACCTGAGATCTATGTCGAACCGATTGTTAAAAAGAAACCCGGCCGCCCAGCAAAACGAAAACGATAAATGGCCCTTACACTTATTGCAACAGTAGAAGGTGCCACAAGCAATTCGTACTGCACTCAAGCTGAAGGCACTACGTATCACGAATCGCACCTTTACGCATCGGACTGGACCAACGCCACTAGCGGTAATAAAGATATAACACTTGTTTGGGCAACCCGCCTTTTGGATATTCAAATGGAATGGGTTGGCTCCAAAAAAACAACAACACAATCGCTACGTTGGCCCAGGTACGGTGTTATCGATCAGGATGGTCAATCAGTTGCTACGACAGCTATTCCGCAGTTTCTGATAAACGCAACTGCAGAATACGGCAGGCTCCTGATTGCAAGCAATAGAACCGGAGATGCAGATTCTTATGGAATCAAACGTCTTAAAGCAGGTGAGCTGGAAATCGATTTTGATAAATACGACAGAATACCCGTTATGCCGGTAAGTGTTTTTGAAATGTTAAAACCCTATGGGGTCAGGTCATCCAGACTTACCCGCCTATTAAGCAGGGTCTAAAATGGGATTGAAGCTGGCAATCCAAAAGGTTGTGGAAAATTCCTTCCAGGCATTTGGAGATCTTCCGACATCAGTTACTTATACAGCTAAAGGAAATACCACATATTCACCCTCAGCCGGAACAATAGTCTCTGCAGATACGGATTACGATGTTGCTGGTATTTTAACATCATACGAATCGAACGAAATTGATGATAAAAATATCTTAATAACCGATCAGAAATTTCTTATTCCAACAAGGGATCTGACCCCAACACCGGCTACAGATGACACGATTACAATCGGACAACCTGGAGACACGGTAGTTTGGCAAGTCGTAAATAAAAAAACAGACCCTGCAAATGCCATGTGGTTCATACAGATAAGGAAACCTTAATGAAAAACCTGGATAATTTCTTTAAAGAAATCGATGAATTTCAGGATGAGGTAAAAGACGAAATCCGGAAAACAACAAAACGGATTGTTCGAGATGCCTATACGGACATTATTCAACGATCTCCGGTTGACAGGGGAAGTTTTCTATTAAGCAATCGAATTGGTATTGGGGTGCCGATCAGCCATATCACTATGATGCCTAAACGAACAACAGAAACCAAAGAAAATCGAAGGACAGCAGTAACACCGAAAGCCATGGCATATATGGAAAGCAAACTCGGCAGCATTAAAAAAAAGAAACTTACAAGCATCCATATCAGTAACAGCGTCGGGCATGCTGATCAAGTTGAATTTGGCGGAGTGAGGATACAACCATACGCGGTGTACCAGAATGCGGCTAACCATATCAAAACAAAATACGGTCTTGAAGGATAATGGCAGGATACGCAACAGAAAGACAGACTTTTCACGATTGCAAACGGCAAAGCCCTTCAAGCTTCTTTAGGCGATTCACCGAATTATCGCCACACAGGTATTATCGATATAGGAATCTTCGTTCCTGCAGATACAGGGACGCAAGCAGCAAGAACTTTGGCGGACACAGCAGCGGCTGTTTTTCGAGGATGGTCGTCCAGTGGAGTTGTCTGCCGAACACCATATATAACAAGGCTGGGCGAAGAAGACGGATGGTATCATCTGTCTGTTACCGTCGAGTTCTTTAGAGACGAAACATTTTAGGAGGCATAAACTATGGCTGACTCAAACAGAACGCAACTCTACTATGTTGCTGAGGCAACGTGGGGAACAACGCCAACCCCAAGCATGGAAACTCTGAGATTCACATCCGAATCTCTTAATTACAATATCGGTACAACCAAGAGTGCAGAAATCAGATCCGATCGGCAAATTCCGGATGTAATTCAAACAAGTGCAGAAGCCGGTGGTGACATCAATATCGAACTTTCATATGGATCCTTTGATGAATTTTTAAAGGCTGCTCTTTATTCTCCCGATGGTGGCAGTGTCAGTACACAATGGGCGGGTGTTGACGATGATTCAACCGAAGAGATCACAGCAGG